CCGCCTTTGTCTCCGCCTTGGCGAGCAGGGACGCGAGCTGGCCCACGGAATCCTCGGGCATGGAGCTTTTCATTTTGCCATTTTTATTATTGGAACCAGAGGCTTTGGAGGCGGACGCCTGTTCCGCCATCTTTTTTATGGACGACAGGAGGAGATCCATCTCCTTATCCTTTTCGCCGCGGTCTTTGTTTTTATCGGCCGGGGATGCGGATCCGGCTTTGGGCTCCTCGGGAGCCGGGGATACCGGGACGGCTTCCTGAACTGTTTCGGAAATCTTATCAGCCGCCGTCGGTCCGGGCGCTGCGGTTTCCTGGTTTTTGTAAAGGCACGAATAAGAGCCGGCTGCATCCGTCTGCCAGTTTCTAAGCGTTACATTCATATATACACCTCCCTGGTGATATAATAACGGATATCCGGAAAACGAACGTATTTCCGGAACCGCTGCAAACTGCGTATATAATCTATATCGGCTCATCTTGCGAAAAGAAAACGCTGGTTTGCACATTTTCACGGAAATATTGACTTTCCATTTAATTCATACTAGAATGGGGATACTGAAAAGGCGTCCTGCGGGCGCCCGGACGGCTGCCGGGAAACATTTACATATCTCTCTTCCAACGGGTTTCCCCTCCCCCGAAAAATTGTTCTGTTCAAGTATAATCATTCCGACCTTTTTCGGCAAGAGGGAAGGGGGTCAATTCATAAAAAATTAAGATTTGCGGCTTTGGCCCGGCGGCGGGCCGGAATCAGAACCGGGGCATGGGGGGCATGGCCGGACCGAGAGGGAGCTGGAAGAGATAGAAAATGGTGAGCAGGATGACAAAGGTTATCATAAAGCCGATGGAGAAGGGCAGCTGATAGGAGATGACCGTTCCGAGGCCGGGCTTGTCCTCCCGGTTCTTGTCCCAGTATTCCTCCACCAGGGCGATGGCCACGGGCAGGGTGGAGGACAGAGGGGAGATGTTATTGGTGCAGGAGTCGCCGATGCGGTAGGCGAGCTGGGTCAGCGCGGGGTGGATGCCCAGACCGGCGAACATGGGAATGAAGATGGGGGCCAGGATGAACCACTTGTTGGAGCCGCTGGTCATGAAGAAGTTGATGAAGCACACCAGAAGGATGAACAGGTACAGCAGAGGCAGGCCGTTCAGGTTAATCAGCTTCAGGAAGTTCTGCCCGTTGACCGAGATGACGGTGGCCAGGTTGGAACGCTTGAATACAGAGATGAACTGGGACATGATGGCCAGAATCAGGATCATGGAGGACACCCGGGAGATGCCCTTCTGCATGATTCTGGGCACCTCGTTGATGCTCTTGATAACGCCGCTCCCGAAGCCGTAGGCCGCGCCCACAAGGGCAAAGAACAGACCCACCAGAACCGGGATCGACTTGATGAGGGGGGAGGTGGGCAGCAGGCCTCCGTCGCTGTTGCGGAACAGGCCGCCGGCGGGGACGGTGCAGACCAGCAGGACCGCCAGGAAGGCCAGCGCGGCGATGCCGGCGTTCCGCAGGCCCCTGTGCTCCTCCGGGGTGAGCTCGTATTTGCGCATCCCGGAGGCGTCGCCCAGGGTGTGGAAATCTCCCACCAGCGGGGTTACGATCTTTTCGCTGATTACTGTGCAGACAAGGGCCAGTATGAAGGTGGCGGCCGCCAGGAAATACCAGTTAATCAGAGGATGAAATTCGGTGAAGCCCAAGGTCTCGGCGATGACGCCGGTGGTGGTGGAGAGGGTGACGTCCTGGTTGGCGATGGCCAGGTTGGCTGTGTAGCCGGCGGAGGCCGCAGAGAAGGCGGTTACCACGCCGATGACCGGATTTCTGCCGATGGCCTTGAACACCATGGCGCCCAGGGTGGCGGCCAGGATGTTGCCGGCGTCCCCGGCGATGTTGGCGCAGACCCCCATCAGGGCGAGGGCGTAGGTGATGATCGCCCGGGGCGCGCCCAGCAGCATCTTGCGCAGGGCGGCGTCGAAAAAGCCGGTCTGCTCCGCCAGCACCATGCACATGGAGATGGTGATGACATTGCCCAGTACCTCGTTGCCCAGCACGTTTTTGGTAAACTCCGAAAACAGTGCGGCAATCTCGGATTTCGAGAGGAGGTTGACCACCTGGACCACCTTTTCGGTCACCTCTCCCTTGCTGTTGGCCTCCATGTAGGTGACCGACATGCCCATTTGGGCGAACACCATGGACAGCAGCAGCGTGGTTACGGTCAGGATGACGAAAATCCACATGGGATGGGGCAGCCGGTTGCCCACACGCTCGACCATGGCAAAAAATTTAACCAGTCCCCTCTGCCCAGCCGCCGGATCACGTCGTTTCATGGTAATTCCTCCTTTTCCATCACATTCCATTCAGGTATCCAAAAACTATCCGGGTGAAGGCGGCCACCCCCAGGGGCATCGCCTTTTCGTTAAAGGTAAAGGCGGGGCTGTGGGCCCCGACGGTCACGCCGTTGTCCGCCTGGGTGCCCAGCCAGAAGAAGACGGAGGGGACCGCCTGGGCGAAGTAGGAGAAGTCCTCCCCGCCGCTGTTGGGGAACTCCTGTTCCACATACCGGTCCGGCCCCACCAGGTCGGTCAGCCAGCCCTTTACCCGCTGGTATTGGGCCCCGTCGTTGACCAGAGGGCCGTAGTTCCAGCGGATGTCCAGCTCGGCCCGCACACCCATGGCGTGGGCGACGTCGTTGACGATTTCGGTGATGCGCTCCCCGGCCAGTTGGCGTACCTCCTCCTTGAAGGTGCGCAGCGTCCCCCGGATATGGACGTGCTCCGGGACGATGTTGTGCCGGGTGCCGCTCTGGATCATGCTCACCCCGACCACCGCATTGTCAAAGGGGTTGATGCTGCGGGAGACCACCGTTTGCAGCGCCGTGATAATATAGGCGGCCGCCACAATGGGGTCCTTGACCAGGTGGGGGGTGGAGGCGTGGCCGCCTGTGCCGTACAGGTCCAGGTAGATGGGGTCCGAGCCGGCGTGGGTTGGGCCGCTGCGGGAGATCAGGCGGCCCACCGGGTAGCGGTTGTTGGTGTGCAGGCCGGTCATAAAGTCCACCGCGGGGTCGTCCCGAAGGACCCCCTCCCGGATCATATACTGGGCGCCCCCGCCCTGGGGGCCGTTTTCCTCCGCCGGCTGGAAGATTAGCTTTACATTGCCCTGGAGCTCCTCCCGCAGCTGCCACAGGACCCGGGCCGTCCCCAGAAGAATGGCGGTGTGCCCGTCGTGGCCGCAGGCGTGGGCCACCCCAGGCGTCTCCGAGGCGAAGGGGAGGCCCGTGGCCTCGTCCATCAGCAGCGCGTCCATGTCCGCCCGGATGCCGATGGTCCGGCCCGGCCTTCCGCCCCGGATGACCGCCGCCACCCCGGTGTTGAAGTAGGTCCTGATCTCGGTGATTCCGATGCGCCGCAGCTCACGGATGACCAGCTCCCGGGTGCGGAACTCCTGGGTGGAGGGCTCCGGGTGCCGGTGGATGTCTCTGCGGGTCTCCACCAGAAAGTCGTACTGCTCTTGGGCCAGCTCTAAAATTCGTGCGTTTTCCATGATTCCTCCTTATCGTTGATCGGTGTACAGGCATACTTCGCTGTAGCGCGACAAAATTTTTGAGAAACTCGGACAGCGAAAATGAGAAAAAATAGCGGATTTCTTAGAAGTAATTCTAAGCCCGCCCGCTTGCGGCGACGGCCCCCAGAATGGGGAGCGGCCCCCGCAGGAGGGCGGGCGTTATAGGGCCCCCGGAGAAGCGGCACACGCCGCCCTCCGGGGCCGTTTTCATTGTGGGTGGCCGGTTACTCGCCCTCGGGCTCCCCGGGCCCGTCCTGGGCTTCCTGGGGGGCTTCCTGGGCCGGTTCCGGCTCCTGGTATTCCTCCCAGCCGTAAACGCCCGGCTCCCAGACGTTGGAGGCTGCGCTGGAGACCCACCTCTTGCCGTTGTGGGTCACCTTCGCCCCCTGGTCGTAGGCGTCATGCGCCCCGATAGGCTGAATCCACTCCGGGAACTCCTCCAGGGGGTTGCCGATGCGCGTCCACATGGAGGGCGTGGCCGAGGGCTTGGTATTCTGGCCAGCGTCCTTGACGTCGTGGATGGAGCGATAGAGCTGGCCCTCGTCCTGGACGATGTCGCCCGCCTTGCCCCGCCAGTTTTCATCCCACGGGGTGAAGAGGTCGGGGTACTCGGAGATCGTTGTCTCGTCGAGCTGCTGCTCCTGGGCCATCTTGACGAACATGATCTCCGCGACGGCCTGGGCGGAGCTGCTCCGGCGAGCCGCCCGGTTCAATTCCCCGATAGACCGCTTCGGGGTCAGATACTGCACGTTGCTCATTCGTAGGCACCTCCAAAGCCAGAAATAGAAACTTCGCCCTCATAGCCCTCATTCTTAGTGATGGTGAAGCGGATGTTGACGCCCCACTTGTCCGCCGTCTTGGTCTTGTTGGTGAAGTTATAGACCCGGTTGATCGCCACCATGGGGGTGATGTCCTCCCAGGTGGGCTCGGCGTCGAAGGCGTTGTTACAAGCCTCCACCAGAGCCGTCGCGCCCTCGATATGCCATGTCGGGGTGACCAGCACCTTGGATGCGGCCTCGTCCGTCTCCTCCGGCTCATTGAGCTGGAAACAGATGACGCTCTCCTTCTTGGAGAATGTCCAGACCCGCACCGAGGTGGCGAAGTTGCCGTCCACGGCCTCCACCCGGAGCTGGTGGTTGCCATTGGTAAGCATGAGCCACCTCTCCCGAGTGAGCTCGATGGTCTCCTCTTGCCCCAGGGTAGCCTGATAGCTCCTGATCTGCACGTCGTCCACGAACTCGGTGACGACCACGTTGTCGCCCTCGATATCGGTGACGGTGTACTTCTCGGCGAAGCTGCCTGTCTTGTGGCCCAGGGCCATATCCTGGCCGGAGATTGCCGGTGCGCTGTTGGTGCGTTTGAAGGTGAGCCTCCGGTAGCTGGTGCCACCCTTGCCGTCCGTGACCATGATGGTGATGGTGTTGACGGAGTTGAGGTCGAGGGTGTAGAGCTTCTCAGAGGTGATCGCCACGCCAAGGGGCTCGCCCTTGGGGGCGTTGTTGATCGTGCGGATGGTCTCATCGTTGAGCTGCTCCGTCACGGTGAGGGTGTCGCCGTCCGCGTCGTTGACGGTATAATCGTAGGTGAAGCCCAGGTTTTTATCTCCCAGGTTGCCATCGACGCCGCTGATGGTGGGTGCGCTGTTGGTTCTGGTGAATGTCCACGTCCTGGTGGCCGTCCCGCCTTTGCCGTCGGTGACCACGACCTTCACGGTATGCGTCCCAAGAGACAATTCATCGACCGGGACGGAAATGGTATATACAAAATTTCGCGTCGGGCCGAACGACTTCGTCGTTCGGCCATCAATCGACTCCGTCGCCGTTAGCACGTCGCCGGAGTCGGGGTCGTCGACGCTGTACTGTATCGTGAAGTTGGCGTTCTTATCACCCAGATTGCGGTCACTGTCAGAGATCAGAGGGTCAGTGTTCAGGATTTCAAGGACGGGGCGAAAACCGACGTCCACGTCCCGAAACG